TGTTCGTGTTGTGTGCGCTAACACTCTTAATGTTGCACTTAACCGCACTAAGAAAAAAGACGGCGTAAAGCAATCTTTCAAAATTCGTCATACACAAACTGCTGAGGGCAAAATAACTGTTGCTCGTCAGGCACTAGGTATGGCTAATTCTTACATGGACGAATTTGATAAGATGGCTCATGCCATGATAGCAAAAGAAATCTCTGCTAAGGATTTCAACGATATTATTCTTGCTGCTTACCCTAAGCCTGATTTAGACACTAAGGGTGCTGTAAAGAAATGGGAAAACAAAGTAGATATGATTAACGATATTTACACTGGTGAGTTTAACGGAATGATTAGTGGTAATGCTTGGGGTGCGTTCAATGCACTAACTGAGCGTTTAGACTGGTATCGTTCTGCTCGTGGTGGTAATAGCGAAAGCATGTTTGCTGCTGCTTCTGGATTTGACCCTGCAATTAACGCAGAGAAAAATCGTTTGCTAAGTATTGTTCAAAATACTTTACAAATAGTTTAACAATAAAATCCTGAGCAAGATTTAAAACTGCTCCGCTGGTCCCATAGATCAATTGGTTAGATCGTTACCCTGTCACGGTAGAGGCTACGGGTTCAAGTCCCGTTGGGATCGCAAGTGCCCGAGTATAACATTTTTGTTATAATTGTATTACGTTGACATAAGATTTTTCCCATTTTCTCATTACGGATAGTTGACATTTTTCCCATTTTGTAGGATAATTAATTCATGACCACAACTAACAAACCACTAACTATAGACGGCCTAATAATGAATATATATGAGGACAACTCTGAACATTTTGACTTTATATATAGCATGAATAATGGAGATTGCGATTGTTATCTTCACCTTGCGATGAATTTGATTAAGGAGTATGATAGATAATGCTAGGTTATACATATAAGGATATACAAGCATTTGGTAATAGTTTAACTTGGGCTATTGATACCGCCAAAAACCAGGGGGATGAACAAAACTATAAACAATTACTAATAGTATGGGACTTCTTTGAAGGCTTGTTAGCAGAAGGTTATATAGATGAAAACACATACTATGGGTAATGTGGCTACGTTGTTATATGCCTGCTTTGATTGTGGCTCTGAGGCTACCCTGGAGCAATTGGACTATGACCAAAACTGCAGTGACTGTGCTGAACAGAGAGAGTTGGATAAGCAATGACTGATATGGTTGCCGTGCATTACTGGTCAGATATGGCCAACCTTGATCACGCATCACAAGTAGAACTATTTAACTTCTGTGCCTGTGAAGAGCAAGATTACTTCCCATACGATGACTGTCCTGTGGTGTAGATCACATCTATATACCTTGCAAAAGTCCACACATTTTGCTAGAATTGTATTAAGAACCTAGAGAAAGAGACCCACATTGCATACGCTCCATTGGATAGCAACAAAAGCAAAAGATAGACAAGAGGCCTTTGACATCGTCACTGTTAGTCTTATGAAAAACTCAGACGGAAACCATATGGCTGATTGGTCAGACTGGCATGTCGTAGGTGGTGGCCGCTGGTCAGATAGTTCCTATGAAAACTCTTCTGACATGATTATTTCATATGCTGAGAAGCCTGATGAGTTCAAGAAAACAATAGAAGACATCAAGCGCTATCGCATTAACTACATGAACGATAAACTTATTAAACTTGATACTGCGTTTGATAACCTTAAATCAGATGTCGTTGATTATATTAGTAATGATTGTAAACTACACGATAAGCGACAGTTTGATTTTTCTCGCTGGGAAATCACGGAAGCAATAAATATGCTTAACAGTATCTGGACCTGTGATAGTTCCTTCTTTGACCATAATGAATTTACATCTAGCCTGCAGTATCTTGAAGAGCGCCTTGACAAACCTGAAGAGGCTGCGCTACAATATCTAGTACCTGTAGACTTCCACTTCTAAGGAGAGCCATGAATGACTTTATAGAACTTACAGAGGAAACTTGGTTTGATACATTCAAGCCATTGCCAAACCTTATAGATCCTGATGCCTCATTTAGTGATGGGGAGAATGGCTATATGTTTGAAACATATGGTAAAGAGTTAGAGTTTGTCAAAGCCCAAGACCCTAATAGGATATGGACTTATTGTGATGGAGATGTTAGCGGTACCTATATATTTCAGGGTATGCGTATAGTTAATAGGATTGGGTACTTTGTAACTACCGTGCCCTTTGATGGTGGTAAGGACTATCAGATACAGATCAGCAAGGAAGATATCTACGAATGCTCTAACTGTGGTGAGATGTGGGAAGATGAAATGGCTGCCCTACATTATGACAAGTTTGAGGATTTGGAAAAATGCGCTGGTTGTGCTACAGTAGAGGAACTTAAGGAACTAGAAGAAATGGAGAACCACACTCTTGGCTAAATGGGAAATAGAAGTAATCTTTGAACCAACAGGTACTTATATGAATTTTGAATATGAGACTGACAATGAAGACGAAGACAGCATTTTTGACGAGGTAGCAAACCAACTATCAATCGTACCATTTCTAGTAGAAAAGAATGAGGAAGAGTAATGGGAGCACGTTGTACATTTGTTTTTAAACAGTCAGAGGATCTTGGTGTAGCGCTGTACAGTCACTGGGGTGAGGACGGGATGTACAAAGATCTAGCAATGGCTCTGCAGCATGCTGCTCCACGCAAAGGGGACAATGAATACTACGTCCGCATGGCTATTAGTTACTTGATGCAAGATGCTATCTTGGAGGAAACAGGGTTTGGTATCTATGCATGCAATCCTAATGATCTAGGGGGGGCGTCCCATCCAATATTAATTGATCTTACAGATAATACTATTAGTCATGATGGTGTAGACCACAAAGACATTGATAGTTTTATTAGTTATAATTTGCCCAGCGGTATCCTTTCTACCGTGGGGGCCTCATAAGCGGAGGTAGGGTCACCTCTCGCTAAAGATAGGGGGAGGCACAGGTTTGTGGTGGGCTTGTGCTTCCCCACACTTTTTGATAGAATTGGGGTATGGGGTTTATGCGTAGGTCTATTAGGCTGGGAATAAGTAAAGAGGAAAAGGTTGCTGGCAGGATTACTACCTTGCTATCTGACTTTACTCTTGACTTAGAAGCCATAGGATTTTATTTAGCAAAGGGTTCTCCTCATATTATTTATTCAAGGGCTAACGAAGTATTAGAAGCCATGCAGTATAATAAAGAAGTAGATCAATTAGATAGAGGGGTTTATCATGATACAAGGTAATACTTTTGAAAACAAGATAACTATTCTTGCTGAGTTGTGGATGAACTATCGTGATGATAATGAGTTAAATGATTTTATAGAATACAATGATATTGGTTTGCCATTGGCCTATTTACTAATGAACGACATTGTTCTGCCAACTTTGCAATCTAGTGTGTATATAGATGAAACCTATAATTTATTAATTGCTTCTCTTACTGTTGAGGATAGAGAGTGGAAAAGCCTTGATGAATTGCTAGGCGACCAGGGATAGCGCTGCCCCCTCGGGTAAAATCATATCAAACCACCACAAATAGGACATCCTTTTTTCCTATAAGACATTAAGAACCCTTTCAAAAAAATCCCAGATCGTGGGAGATTACGTAGCGTAGAATATTTTCCAGATTCATAGCAAACCTTCAAACCTTCCTATATCAAACCTTCAAACCTTTATATCTCAAACCTTTCTGTCCAGAGTATGTATGTATCTTATACTGGGAGTATGGGTATATCTTTTTATCCCCGCCGTTTTTGTATCCCCGCCCAGCGCTGAATCACAGTACTATTAGACATTACGAGGCGGGGATTTAAATCCACAAATTATTAAAACTTTCCCTATAGTTATCAAACCTTTCTAGATTTTTTGCTGGTGTTTTAAAAGATTTTATAACTTTTTTGTTATGTTTTTATAGGGGTTTTTAGGCTATGAAGGTTTGACAAACCAGGATATTGGGGGTATAATGCATGCGGGATATGCAGGATAGAAAGGTTTGGAAGGTTTGGGGATAGGGAGGTTTGGCCGCCAGAGGATTACGACGCCATCTATAAAATCGCTCAATCACCCACTATCCTCCACTTTCCTCCACCTAGACCAAATATAAAAAATATCAGTAAGATTTATTTAGATTAAAAGATAGTGTATACTGATTGTATGGTTATTTTAAGGGGGCAATAAAGTGTATAAAGTTATAGATAATTTTCTTCCAAACGCTTATGCAAATATTTTAGAAGAAATGTTTAAATCAGAAGTTAATTGGCATTGTTTAGAAAACAAGACTGGGGTTAACGAAGAGAATACAAAAAATCTTAAACATTATAAAACACCAGGGGCAGACTATAGCGGTCTTCAATATGGGTTTACTCATTCTGCTCTTGACAAATTAGGCAATAGATCAATTTTTTTTGAAAAGATTTTACCAATGTTGTATTTTGTGGAAGAAAAAGCCAATATTGAAGTAAAAGAAATTAGTAGAATTAGGCTAGGATTAAGTGTTTCTACAGGAAAAGAAGTTCAACATTATCCACATGTAGATGAACATGAACCACACTATGTTCTTTTGTATTATGTAAATGATAGCGATGGAGACACCTTTATGCTTAATGAAATGTATCAAGAAGGGGTAGATCCAAAAGATTTTACAGTAAAAGAAAGAGTTACTCCTAAAAAAAATAGAGCAGTAATATTTGATGGTTTAAGATATCATCACTCCAGCAACCCAGTAAACAATTCTTTAAGGTTTGTTGTTAATATAAACTTTATATAAAATCGCAGGGTATCAAACCATCGCCCTGGCTCCATGTTGCCAAACCTTCCTATGGGGATATCAGGCACATTCTGTGTCAGGCATATGGGGGATACAAGGTTTGTTATTCTATTAGGGGTTATGGGGATACTTTTGGCTTCCCCGCAAAAATAGGATACTAACCGCTATTGCCCTCTTAGGGCATTGAAAGGTTTGATAGTCCTATTTTTCGCCTTGCTTTTTTCGCCGAAATTTGGTATGATGGATATATGACAAATGAAGAAATAGCAGACCTATTAAATAAAGCATCTTATAAGATTTGGGACACCGCCAAAGTAATGAAAAACCAAGACTATCACGATGGTGTGGTTAAGGGTCTTAAGATGGCATCTAACATTGTTTCTAAACTATGATGGATACAAACCTTACTTGGGCAGAAGAGGATGTTAATCTTTGGAAGGGTTGGACCTTTAGCCCTGAAAAAAATAGATACTACTTTAATGATATTGGCAATGAGTCTCTTGCAGCCTTTTGGGCAGATAATTTTTTGAATCAGGCGTATGAGTAAAGATATTGTTGATCTAGCCATTTCAATGACAGAGATGATACAATAATGGATATGATTATACAAATTATGGGGTTGCCTGGATCTGGCAAAACAGAATTAGCAAAAGCCTTAAAAGAACGAATTAACGCTATTCATCTCAATGCAGATGAAGTACGTGCTACAGTTAACTCTGATCTTGGATTTACTCTAGAAGATCGTATAGAGCAGGCAAGACGCATGGGTGAGATAGCAAGACTTATATCTAAGCAAGGAGTTGCTCCAGTAATTGTTGACTTTGTTTGTCCAACAAAAGAAACTCGTGAAGCATTTGGTAAGCCAAATATTTTTATTTGGATGAACACAATTTCTGAAGGTAGATTTGAAGATACAAATAAAGTGTTTGAAAAACCTGATAACTTTGATATTATTTTTGATTCACATCAAATGGATCAAAATCAAAAAGCATCTTATGTAATTAAAAAATTTAGTTTACATGACTGGTCAGCACCGACAACACTAATGCTTGGTAGATACCAGCCTTGGCACGAAGGCCATCATGCTCTTTACAGAGAAGCAGGAAAGAGAACTGATCAAGTTCTGCTTGGAGTTCGTAATACATACAACACTACTGAAAAAGATCCACTTAAGTTTGATCAGGTAAAAGAATATATTGCCAAAGATGAATTGATGGATGGAGCATTAGTATTAAGACTACCGAACATTACCAACATTATTTATGGTCGTGATGTAGGATATAAAATTGAGCAAGTGGATTTGGGGGCAGACATTCATGCTATTTCGGCTACGCAAAAACGCAAAGAAATGGGTATTTAAAGTCTGGAATTTTATAACCAAGCCTAACAATATGGAGTGGCCGTCATGAATGTAACCAAACAAAGATCAGCAGTAAAGGCTATTGTTTGGCGTTGCATTGGCACAGCAGATACTTTTGTCATTTCATGGTGGATAACTAAAGAACCCATTACAGCAGGAGCAATTGCAAGTTTTGAGGTAGTTACAAAAACAATTCTTTATTACTTTCATGAGCGTGGATGGAACAAGGTTAAATGGGGGAGGGTTAAATGAAAAAAATAATTAAAAAAAATATTTTTAATAAAAAAGAAAAAAGAGTTTTAAGTTACGAATCTAATATTGAAACCTATTTAAATCCAATAATACCAGCAAAAAGAGTTATTCCAGATTGGTATAAAAAAATACCACAATGGCTTGATAATAAAATGTTTAATGATAATTTTACAATTAGGCCAACCGTAAAACTATGTGTGCCATTTTTAGATGCCTTGTCTATTGGTTATGTAATTACTCTTCCCTTTGACTTATACATTAAAGAAAATGATGGAGTCCCAACTATTATATGGCCAAGTAATGCAGAAAGGTTTTCAGATCCTAGAGGCGAGGTAGCAAACGAAAAACTTGTTCCAACTGGACATTATTCTATTGAGTTTCTTTGGCATCCCTGGGCTGCTTATACTGTTCCAAAAGGATATAGTATTTTATTTACTCATCCATTAAATAGAAATGATTTGCCATTTACAACCTTAAGTGGAGTAATTGATGGAGGGTTGGTAATGTCTCCTCAAGGAAATATTCCATTTTATCTTAAAAAAGGATTTACTGGACTTATTGAACAAGGAACGCCAATAGCACAATTAATACCATTTCGTCAAGAAAACTGGAACTCAAAAGAAATAAAAGGTCTGTTAAAAATTGGAAAAATGAATTATGATTCTTCTAACTCTGTGTTTAGGGGATGGTATAAAAAAACATTTTGGACAAAAAAAGAATATAACTAAAATTTATAGTCTAATTTAATATTAAAGGATACTTCACACTTTTTACAGTATGCAGTAGGACTATCTTTTGTATGATAGGTAGTTGATACCAAGAATACCAAACCTTCTTTATGCATATCCACATACTTAGGATCTACAAAACCATATAGTAGTGGGATTAGTTTGTTATTGCAATGCGGACACATATCAAGGTCTTATCCTGTATGAGTATGTGTTAAGAGGCTCGTAGTTTGTTCCACCAGTGCTTTTGTTATACCGTGCCACAAGTGAGTTATATCTATTAACAATATCATCTATTACGGAGTTTGCTTTGTCTACCGTCCGAACATGGGCATCTTGTTCTCTTATTAAGTCTAACTTACTGCTTGCAATAATGTCACTTGTGTATCTTATACAATAGTTAGATTGATCTAAAATCATCTTTCGGGATTGTTTTAAATCTCCTCCCAAAAATAACAAAGCGGTAGATAGGATTACGATCAAGAATGATTGCACCCAGATTATGCCTTTAAGTTTAAATCTCATACATAACTATTATACCCTATCTTGACATATTGCTCAAATTTTGATATACTTGATCTATATGTCGGCTAACAGGGTTGTTATTTGTGAGATATGCAGTAAAGAAATACAGGTAAGATTAGCAATGGCATCTGAAACTTTACACAATCACATGAAAGAGCATAAATGAAAAAAATAAAAGAGTTTGAAGAATTCAACAAGCCTGTTGATTTAATTGTTCATACTAAATGTCCAGATAAATGGTTGCTAATAGATAGAGAAACTGGAGAAATATATCAAGGAAGTTCTGCAGGTCATTGGAATAGGCTTGATCCAGTTATCAAAGATAACCATAACTTTACAAAACAACCTGAATAGGATATACTTATAATATGAAAAAAATAATCATAACTTCTTTATTAATTGCATTGTTAATCCCAAACTCATCTGCTCAGGCTGCAACAAAATCATTAAACACTAAAGGCAATAAGTCTTCATGTAAAAATATTAAGGCAAATTATAAGTCAGAAGTGATTGCTAATTGGTCTAATGGCTTAGCAAGTGATCAAGATGTGTTAAAAGAAATAGATTTAAACATAAACATGCTTACTGCAAAGCAAAAACCTACAACTGGTAAAATTAAAACAACTATTTCTTCTTGGATTACATCAGAAAAAAATACACAAATTGCAATAACTGATAAAAACTTTGAAGCAATTACTACTGCTATGAATTTAAAAATTTCTTCAGTTACTAATTTTGACAAACTATGTAAGTCTATAGAAAAATAATATGGACGAAAAAAAAATACGTGAACAGATAGCCAGGGACATTGAGGCTATTGATACTAAGCAAAGTAGTGTTAATGCAGTTGGAATAAAGATTCTTGCTGCAAAGATTGCTAGGGGTGAGTAACTAGCCAAATCTGGTATCATAGAAGTATGTTCTGTGAGTCCTGTGGTAGCAAACTGATTGGTGGAGACTGCTCCAACTGCTATACCAATTCTGCTGCTTTAAAAGAATTTGAGGAAGAAGATGACTAACTGGACTGAAGAACTTAACGATAAACAAAAAGAAGATGTCTGGAACTTTGTTGTTTTTACTGTTAAAGAAATAAGAGAGCAGATTGCTAAAGACATTGAAGCAACTATTCCACTTTGGAAGTCAAAAGGCTTATTAAAGTCTCGTAGAACACAAAAAGCCTTTGAAGCATCTGCTGCAATTGCTAGAGGACAGAACGAACAGATAAATGGCTAACATAGTCTTTCTTGGCAACTTTGAAGTGCCTTATAGTAGTGAGAATCATCATGCTAAGTCTTTGGAATCTCTTGGGCATACCGTGCAAAAATTGCAAGAGAAACAAGCGGGCAGCACAGAAATATTAAATGCAGCATTAAACTCTAATCTATTCATATGGGTACACACACATAGATGGCAAACTCCAGGATCTAGGTCTATGACTGATGTGTTAAAAGAATTAAAGGCTGCTGGTATACCAACTATAACTTATCATTTAGATTTGTGGTTTGGCATTGAGCGTGAAAAAGATTTAAAGGGTGATGACTTCTACACAAACATAGGTCATTTCTTTGCTACAGATAAGTTAATGTGTGATTGGTTTAATGAAAACACAAGTGTTAAGGGTCACTTCTTGCCTGCTGGAGTGTATGATAAAGAGTGTTATGTCCATCAAGATTACGATCCAAATAACTTTGAGCATGACATTATTTTTGTTGGTAGCAGAGGATATCATCATGAACATAAATACCGTCCACAACTAATAGATTTCTTACGAAAGACATACGGTAAAAGGTTTTTACATGTAGGTGGAGATGGTGACACTGGCACTGTTCGTGGTGAAGCGCTTAATCGCATGTATGCAAAAAGCAAGGTAGCCATAGGAGATAGTCTTAACATTAATTTTAACTATCCATACTACACTAGCGATAGGTTGTTTGAGAGTACTGGTCGTGGTGGGTTTACTATTTATCCTCGCATCAAGGGGCTTGATGAATACTTTGAAGATGGTAAAGAGATTATATTTTATGAACATGGTAACCTTGAAGATCTTAAACAAAAAATAGATTACTACATTTTAGATGGATTGACTAGAGAAGAAATAAGGATTGCTGGTCATGAGCGGACTAAAAAAGAACATACATATGTTCATAGATGGTCAAGCATATTAGAAACCTTAAGCATAAAATGAAATATTTAGTTACGGGTGGTGCTGGCTTTATTGGATCAAACCTTGTTGATAAGTTAATTAGTCTTGGAAATGATGTTATTTGTATTGATGATGAGTCTGCAGAATGTCATGAACAGTTCTATTGGAATGATAAAGCACAAAACTATAAGTATGATGTCTGTGACTATGATTTAATTGCACCACTTTTTGGTGGCGTTGACTGCGTGTTTCACGTTGCATCTGATGCAAGAATACAGCCAGCAATATTAAATCCTAAAAAATCTATTCAATCAAACGCAGTAGGAACAGCCAATGTTCTTGAACTTTGTAGGGTTAACAAGGTAGATAGATTAATCTATTCAAGCACATCTTCTTCTTATGGTAAAAAGGCTTTGCTTCCAAACCAGGAAACACAATCACCTGATCCACTAACTCCATACTCTGCTGCTAAGGTTTTTGGTGAAAACCTTGCAAAAGTTTATTATAATCTTTATGGACTAAAAACAATATCTCTTAGATACTTCAATGTCTATGGAGATAGACAGCCATTGAAGGGTCAATATGCACCAGTAATAGGACTATTCTTAAAGCAATACTATGAATCAAAGCCACTAACAGTAGTTGGCGATGGATCTCAGCGCAGAGACTTTACTCATATATCAGACGTAATAGAAGCAAACATTCTTGCATCTGAGGTTGAAAATGGATTTGGGGAAGTATATAACGTTGGGTATGGAAGTAACTATTCTATACTTGATATTGCTAATATGATTTCAAATGATATTAAATTTATTCCGTCAAGAATTGGTGAGGTGCAAGAAACTCTTGCATCTAATTCAAAGTTTAAAGATTTAACTGAATGGGTTCCAAAGGTATCTTTAATGGATTGGTTGCAAAATGACTGAAATGATTAAGGCTACTGTTAACGGGGAATTTGAAATAATGTTACCAAAGCATCGTGCAGATAGGCCAGAATGGTATCAACCACATGGTTGGGAAAAAATTAGATTAAAATCAATGCATGAAAATATCGGTAAAGGCGATGTTGTTTACTATGTTGGAGCAGAAGAAGGAGAGATGCCTGCCCTATGTCAAATGTGGGGAGCAGAGGTAGTTTTATTTGAACCCAATCCAAAGGTTTGGTCACACTTTCCTTTACTTTGGAGTGCCAACAATTTAGAAAAACCAATTGCATGTATTCCTGGGTTTGCATCAGATAAAGATAATAAACTTGCACGTATTTATTATGGCGAGTTTCCACCAGAAGCAGATGCTCCTATTGAGGCTGCTCATGGATTTAAAGAATTGCAGTATGAAGCAGATAAATATGGTCAAACAAAAATTGATACGCTTGTCTATGAAAAAGGAATGAAACCGCCAACAGCAATATCCCTTGATGTTGAGGGTAGTGAATGGAGGGTCCTAGGAGGGGCTGAAAGGGTCCTTAGAGAGCACAAACCTAAGATTTGGTTGTCTGGACACCCAGAATTTATGATGATGTATTGGAAAGAATACTTGCATGATTTAAGACAGTTTATTAAGGGTATTGGCTATAAAGAAACATTGCTTGATTATCAACATGAAGTACACTTATATTATGAATCATATTAAAGCATATCTTTACTCAGTTAAACAAGAAGATTGTGCTGCTGATAAATGGGATTACGGTTTATTAAAACAATTTTTTAATAAAAATAATATTAAACCAGACAAAGTAACGACCTTGCCTAACATAGATAGAGCCTTTGTTGTTATTCCTGGACCACAAAATGTAGATTATGAAGATCAAATATCTGAAGAGTTAAGTAAGATAAGCAGGGTAGTTCTATTTATTACTGGAGATGAAAGCGCTACCTTTAAGGTTGATAAGATAGAGCATAGTAATATTGAGATTTGGATTCAATATCCCCACAGAAAACATTCACAATATAATAAATTAGCGTTAGGTGTTCCACAACATCTATCAAATAATTTACCAGAGTATCAAGATAAATCTTACGATGTATTTTTTTCAGGACAAATAACTCATCAAAGAAGACAAGAACTCGCAACTGTTATGCCTGACATACCAAACTCTTTTTATAATCCGACTAATGGATTTGCGGAAGGCTTAAGTCCAAAATCATATTACGATAAAATGTTTTTATCAAAGATTGTTCCTTGCCCTAGTGGAGCAATGGTTATTGATTCATTTAGATTCTATGAAGCAATTGAAATGCTTTGTTTTCCCATAGGAGATAAGTTAGATTCAAAAATGCAAAATACAGATTTTTTTAATTTTTTATTTCAAGGTGAGCACTCAATAAAAACTGTTGAAAATTGGCAAACCTTATCTAATTTATTACCTGACTTATTAAATAACTACACATTTGAAATGCATCAAATTGTTTGTTGGTGGATTAAATATAAAAGAGATCTTTTTATTGAGTTAATGAGGCAAATAAATGCATAAAAGAGATATAACAATTGTCATGGCTACTTCTGTAATTACAAATCACCCAAGCACAAAAATGATAGATCAAACTATTAGTGATATTCGTGTTCATTTTCCAGACAACGAAATTATTATGCAGATAGATGGTCTTAGGGAAGAACAACAAAATCGTAAAAAAGATTATGATAAATATAAAAATCGCATTTTGTGGAAATGTTTACATGAAGATAAAAACATATTACCATTTATATTTAAAGAGCATAGTCATCAAACCAACATGATGCGTCAAACAATTACTGAAGTTAAAACACCGCTATTACTTTATGTTGAAGGCGATGCTCCTTTAACTCCAGACACACCAATAGATTGGGACAAGTGTTTAGATATGTTTGAATACAATAAAGCAAATACTATTCGTTTTCATTTTGAAGCATTTATACCAAAAGATCACGAACATCTTATGTTTGGATTAGAAGATGGCTTTATGAAAACTACACAATGGAGTCAGCGACCACATTTAAGTAGAAAAAAATATTATAAAGATATTGTGCTTCCAAGATGTAAAGATAAATTTTTTATAGAAGATACATTTCATGGAGCAATTCAAGATGATATATCTCCATATGGGCAGTTTAATCAAGAGGGTTGGGAGATGCATAAACTTTGGATTTATCACCCTGAAGGTAATATTAAACGCTCTTATCATTTAGATGGTCGTCAAGGCGGAAGAAAGTATACTTCTGATGATGTAACTTGGGGGTATAAAGAATGAGACTGGGGATCATAGCAAGATCAGACAACACTGGCCTTGGTAATCAGACTAAAGAGTTAGTTAATATGCTTAACCCTGATAAAGTTCTTTTGATTGACTCTACCCCGTTTAATAACAACAAGCAACATCCACACTGGTATGACCAATACAGTTGTATCAAGACACAAGGTTTTCCATCTGTTCAACAGATAAAAATGTTTTTAGGAGATGTAGATGTTGTATTAAGTTGTGAAACATTTTATGATCAAAATTTTGTAAGGTTTGCAAATAGACGTGGTGTAAAGACCATTCTTCAATATAACTATGAGTTGTTTGGTCACTTGTCAAACCCAGAACTTCCACTGCCAACTGTATTGTTATCGCCTAGTTTATGGCAAATTGAAACAATTCAAAGCATGTTTGGAGATAGAACAAAAATAATTCACCTTCCGCCACCAACCAATCCTGAGTTATTTACAACTGTAAAAAATAATAACATTTCTAAATCACATAATAGACTATTACACATTGCTGGTAAGAAGGCAGCCAAAGATAGAAACGGTACTGAAACTGTAATAAATATGTTAAAACACTCTAAAGCCGATTATGAGTTAGTTATTAGAAGTCAAAGTGAAGTAGTAACTAATGTAACAGACTCAAGGCTAAAGATTGAAATTGGCAATCCAGAAAACAGGGAAGACCTATACAATGGCTTTGATGCTATGGTTTTACCTAGACGATATGCTGGTCTTTGTTTACCGATGAATGAGGCCTTGCTTTCTGGTCTTCCCGTTTTTATGACAAATGTTTCACCCAATAATCAGATCTTGCCACAGGATTGGTTAGTTGACTCAGATTCCATTGGAACCATTAGAACAAAGGTTAGAATTGATTTGGTTGAAGCAAATAATGTTTTGTTAGCACAAACAATTGATAAGTATATGTCTATCAATGATAAAACTAATTATAAACAACAGGCTTATGAGTTAGGGTTTAACAATTTTGCACCAGCAATATTAAAAGAAAAATACTTAGAACTTATTTTTCAAATCTAGTTTTTTTACCAAATTTATCTTTAAGTATTTTATTAAATATATTATTAAATGAACTATCTGAACTAGATAAATAAGTATGATCATTTATGTTTAAATTATAAGACTTAAGAACTAGTGGTCCAGAGTTGTAAACCTTAACATCTTCCATTTGTGTGCCACCCACATCAAATTTATTTCCGTATATTGATCTCCATAAGAATTGATCTAAAAGTTCTAGCACTACCTTTAATTTTTCTTTTTCCATAATCATAGGAACGTGGAGTTCATAGTCTAAAGGGTTTTCAAATCCTAATGCTTTAAGTTTTTTATATGTTCCTGAAAGTTTTCTTGTGTATTGAGAGTTACCATTTAATTTTTGATATAAGTTTATTTTATCTAATAGGTATCCACTATGAAAATTTTCTATCTTATTTATTTTTTTAATAATATAAAAGTCATCATTCATTAAAATAAACGATTGTGATATTTCTTGTGAAAAAGAAATTGCTTCTAAATTTTTTACAGCATTTTTATACTTTGATTCTTTTTGTTCTACTTTTATATAGTTTCCTGTATACCAGTCAGGCTTACCACCGACAAGCCATATATTTGCTTCTGGAAAACTTTCAACAACAGATCTAATTGAATACTTTAGTTCTTCGTTTATTCCGTCTTTACATATATATACAAAGTCCATTAGTCCCCATTATAAAAAAATAAAGAGGGCAAGGTTTAAGTTTGCCCCCTTTATAGAATAAACTACTTTTTCTTAGCAGTTTTCTTTTTTGGTGCACTTTTAACAGGCACAATCTTGCCAAGAGCATCTGAAATAATACCAGTATCTGGTAGTACGCCAAACGATTTATCATTTGGATTTAACGCTCTCAATGCGACGGGCGCTAAAGCAGCAACTAGTGCAGCCCATAGATCTTTTGGATCTGTTACGCCAGCCATGTAAAGTGCAATTACTGCGCCAAGAACGGATCGTCCGTATGATGCTAGCATTGCCTTTGACTTATCGTTTAATAAGTTATTCATTATTCCTCCTAGGATATAATTTGTGTTAGTGTTTTATAGCCAATCCATAAACCAATAATTCCTGCGACTCCCGCAAAAACTGGTGGTGCTGGTACTGGCAATTTGAATGCTGCGAACACAACACCGCATCCAAAACCTGTGATAATTGATAACAGAACATCTCTCATGTTATTTTTTTCCTTGACCCATCTCTGGTAAAAGCGCTAAAAGTTTGTCAGAATAGTTATCCAAACCTTTTACCTTCAACTCATCTGAAACCTCTTTAATGGTTTGTTGTGACTTTTCAATATACTCAAATGCCCAGTCTCTAGAATCAGATAGGAATTTTATAAAGTTTTCTTTATGTATTGTATCGTCAGACATATTGATGCCGTCATTGACTTGAGAGTTTACTTCTTCAAGTGCCCTGTTTTTTATAAAAAGTTCAGCCACCAGCAAGTTAGACTTTTTTAGTTTATCAAACGTTGCCCAATAAGATAGTGCAAAGGAAAAAGACAGGGTAGCAAAAAATATCAGAAACATCATCTCCATAATATCTATTGTACTCTATTCTCAGTTTGGCTACTGCCTAAATAGGTAAGCCAAATTAGCCTAGAAACAGCCATTACAGCCACTTTTACAGCAGCCCCCATACCTTTTGACCCACCCATTTTGTATATTTTTTTAGTCTTTTTCTATATCAAAAATATCTAAATCAGACATTTTTTTAAAATTTGCTGCTGTCCAAAGGGATACGGCAGTTAAGAAAGATAAAACTATTAGTATTATTATCTTTGTTTTCTTTTTCATTTTGTTATGGTTGCTCCACATCTTAGACATGCTACATAATTTTTACCAGTAAATGGACAAGAGCCAGCATCAACAAGATCGTGTGACTTTATCTTACAAATAAAAAACAATGTAATCTGTTTTATCATTTTATTGCCTCTCTAGTAATTAACACTATGGCCCCACACTCCTCTAATGCTTTTTTTAATTTTACCACATACTGTAATGCTGATATTTTATCATCATGCACCATGTGCAAAAATTTTCTTTCATCTAATTTTACAGTAAGGAAGTGTTCATTGTCAATAATCTCCACTCCAAAACCTTTGGGAGGCGTAATTGAATGCACAGCCCTACGCATGATGTCTGTATACATTATTTGTTGCTCCATTTCATTTTATTTTAATTATTCTATAGTAATAAATGTTTTTATTTATTGTAACCCAAATTATCAAATTCCCATTTCCACTCCTGAAAGATGAAGTTCATTTGATCATTATTAAATATATCTGATGGGTCTATATTTTTTATTCCATGTTTTTTTTCAAATACATTTATACAGATTTCTGGGATATTGTGAGATTTTAATATTGGATTAATTTGATCTTCAAGACCATCTTCATATCTAATAAACTTATCAATAATAATTTTTTTATTAAAGGTATAAAGAAATTTACTGCTTGGTAAAAATCTTGTTGTAAATAAATTTAGATCATTTTTATAATCAAAATAATTATCTACATATTTTTGTTTTTCTTTTTTGTTTAAATTATTCCAATCAACTTCAATAAGGTGTAAAGCCCAAAAAAAATTTGAAAGAACTGCGTCGTATGGATTTCTAATTATTGTATATGTTTTAACATCAGATAGATCTATGAGTTTTGATATTTCTTTATATGAAGCGTGACTTTTAAATCCTTGATAATTTCTAGGTTTATGATTTGGGTTTTTTGGTTCAATTGGAGTGACAATTGCATTGTCTGGAAGAACTTGTGATAGTGCTACCTCTACAGAAGTTCCACCAACTTTTATATTTTTTAAAAACAAAAATTTATGGTCTTTAGAATAAATCATTTGTTACTCTATTGTTAAGGCTTGCCAGGTAGTTGCCCAGTCTTGTTTGGTTTTATGCTTATTAAACTCTCTTGAAACTTCTCCGCCTTCTAAATAAACACCGCCCCAAACACCCCACTCTTTTCCTGAAACACCATTAGCAAAACATATTTTTCTAACTGGACATTGTTTACAAAGTGCATCAACATCTCTTCTAGATCCTTCATGATCTTCGTATTTATCAAAAAATGCGTTGTTGTCCGTTCCCAAACATAAAGCCTGATCTTTCCACAAATGCTGTTTCAAGACTAATCCTTATACTTATTTGGTATATCCCAACCATTACGGCCAGGTTTATAAACTCTATGTAAATACCATTTGTTTTTTACTCTAATGCCCATGGGAGATGTTTTTGCCGTATCAGATTCTTTTAAATCAATTACATCCCACGCATGCCAAATAAGGTTTTTATTTTTACTTACAATTTTTTCCATTGTGTTTAAACTTCTAATAATCATTTTTTCTCCTAATACTTAAAAAGACCAACGTCAATGTTGTTTGCTTCTGCAGTTAAAGCCAATTTTGATTTTGGTTCTTTTGGATTACTTAAAAAAGCAAAATAATTAATTTGATTTATATGTTCACTTAACCATGCGGGTGCTACATTATAGAATTTAATTTTTTTGCCTCTTGCTTTCATTCCACGTTCTGACAAATTAGAGAACTCTGAAACAAAATTATTTATTTTTAATGGGCCAGCGGAATAAATAATAAATTCATTATCTTCATCCTTCATTCCTGATAAGGCAACACTCATGGCACGTAGAAATATATTATATTGATTAAACTCTTTTGTTCCCTGCACTGCCACTATCATTTGGTCCTACCCCTTGTTTTAAGTCATCAAGTATTGATAACATCTTATCTAATTCTTTTTTAGACATATTCTCAACATCTAATGGCTTTGCTGTGTTTTCATCTACCCTGCCATTAATAGCATCAGCAGTATAAAAAACATTACCCAATATCCAATATGCTTTATCTTTTTCTATTACTACTCTTAACATATTTTTTTGAACATGTTTTTGAGATTGAGTAATAAACTTAGGCTTATCAAACCTTTGTTTTGAAATAACATCTTTAGTTATTTCATAAATATCGCTTTGCCTATATTTAATTTTTTTTAAAAATGCTATTCTTTTTTTATTTGATACTTTAATTATAGACCAACAAAGAGACAATGTCAAGCCTATAACTAATAGATATTCCATTCATTGCCCCTACTTTCTTAGATCAAAGGCAGTTCCCTGCCAAACTTTTTCTAGTTTTTTCTTTTCTCTCTGTGTAATTGCACGGCTCCATGAAAAGCCTGCATCTCCACCCCAAGCATCCCACATAATTCTTCCATTGGATGGAAACTCTGGACCATCATAAAAACCTTTGCCTTTTTTATCTACTTCGTGACGGGAAAAAAAAGAAAACATTCTCTTAACAGTACTAAGAGACATTGCTGATCCATTTACGATATCAGTTGCACGACCCCAACCTACTGGAGTTCCTGCTCCCTTAGCCTTACCATCTGCTTTCCACTTTAAAGCACGACGAGCAGCAGCCTTCATGCCAGATGTAGGTGTGTATGTATCAGCCATTTCTTTTTACCCTGTTTGTTTCATAAGATTTACCCCAAAAAAATGATCCAATCATTAACAAGCCTATTACTAATGAATGCAAGAAATAAAATTTACTCATTTTGACTTCTTCTTTTCTTGCTTAGCAGCACGTTTTTCTTTAAGAGTCATTTTTGGCTCTTTCTTTTTATTAGCATTACCCTTTTGTTCTTTGTTAGCCATTGCTTACTACCCCTTTATTTTTGTTTTGTATGGACCTAAGTCCGCTTTAATGCTACCGTCTTTTCTTAAACGAACAATTCTTCCGTCTTTAATCTGCATAGGATTAAACCCGTGATCTTTAGAATAAGAACCAGAAGATCTGTTAGCCATTATCCTTAAACGGAGTTAAATCAAATATAGATCCGCCCCAACTTTCTGTATTTTTATTTATATTGTTTGACTGATTAAATAATTCTTTTACTCTTGTTGGTTTTTCTACGCTTTTTGCAAAATCTTCAAACAAAGATTTTTTAGTTGATCTTGAATGTCCCTTTGGAAATAAATCTAAATCAAATGGTTTTCTTGGAAATCTTCCACGTAATCCAGCCATAAAGGCATTTACCCTGCCCATTGCCCATTGCTCTGCGCTAGAAACACTGCCACGCACTGATGATGGGTTAGTTCTGTATGCTCCAATGCCACGACGATAAACTGCTTGTAGAGTTCCTACTGTAATTCTTTTATCACTATCTTTTCCTTTGTTGTAATTTTCAACAAGTTCTCTTAATTTTGATTCAGAAGCCTTTTCCATGGTCTCATCCATGTCATACATTTTTTCATTATCAATTGGCTCAGATGAAACTCTTAAAGATTTAACTGGTTTTGCAACACGTCTATCCGTCTTTGTTCTTTTACCTTTTTCATTTGTTGCATAAACTCTTATAACTGCTACAGGATTATCTGCAGACGCTTCTACTTTTTCATTAGTCCCCGCAATGTTTACGGTTCCAGAACGTTCAACTCTTTCTACAACTCCATGTGCAGATTCTGTTTTGTCTGGTGGTTTTGGAACTCCAAATGTTACATGATCTCCAACAGAAACTGATTTTGCTTTTCCCATATCATCATCATGATGAACCATGTTGTGTACTTTTCCAACGGGAACACAATTAGGTACCATGCGTCCACCTTTATCTTTCATACCACGTTGTTCATATCCAACCCAACATGCTTTTGAAACGTTATCCCATTTGTCCATTTCTTCATCATCTGAATGATAAGACTTTCCCATTTCCATATCTGTGTTCATGTGATGTCCCTCTAACTTATCTAGTTTAGTGGCATCATTATGCATCATGCCAATACTGTATGCACTTTCTTTCCAACTACCTTTTTCTTTTTGTTCTTCATAAATTCTAACGGACATTGCAGGATTTTCTGGAGGCATTGATTGAAGGGCATATTCTGAACCCGCACTGCCAAGAGTTCCGCCTTCTATCATTATATGTTCAACTTTTCCATGAACAAGACCTACTTTTGTCTCACCCATTACAAAATCGCCTTCTACAATATGACTCATGTTTAAATTATATCAGACTTATTTTTTACGAGTAAGGCGTTTAAGTTCTTCTATAGCCCAAACGTCTTGCTTGCGTAGTTTTGACATTTCTAGAGGATCAAAAGACTTATTTGTAAGAGTCACTATTGGCTCTTTTGCCAAAAAATCTATGTCTACATAGGCCCTTTCCCATAAAGAAAGTATCTCAGCATTAACTCTATTAAGATGATCACTATAAAGTTCTGGCATCAACTCTTTAATTTTAGGTGTAAATGAATATAACAATGATCCATTTTCAGAATCAATACCCGCAACCTCTAAGCCACCCTCAAGTATTAACTTTTCAATCATTTCATTTTCACTTGAAGTCATAGTTTTCTCATCTGGATTAAATATTCTCTTGAATAGTTTTTTCATAATTAATAAAGTTCTCCAACTCTGTCCTTGTTTTTGCCCCAGTTACACGGCTGAGTTCTCTACCGTCTTCTAATAAAATAAATGTAGGAATTGAACTTACTTTAAATCTTTCAACAAGTGATTGTTCGTAGTCAGCATCTATCATTTGAAATTCAAAACCTTCTCTTTTCATTGCTTCAACAACTGGCTTTACTTTTTTACAAGGTTGACACCAGTCTGCTGTAAAATAAAAAACAGTTTTCACTTTTTAGACTTTGCTCTGGCTTTTTTAAGTAATTCAAAATCTTTAATTTTAGTTTCTCCAAGATATCCCCAAGCATATCCATCATTAATCATTTTATTATTAACTGATTCAGACTCTCCATTTACATATACCCAGCCAAGAATGCGTCCATATTTTTCAGATGAATTCATTTTTTCTGTACGAATAACAACAGACTTTGCATCCTTAAGTTGCTTCTTTAAATATTCTTTAGCCTCAAGGCCAAGAGCCTTTTCTGCTTTATCTGTTGTGCGTGACTCTGGAGTGTCAATACCAGCCAAACGAACACGGGATGCAAATAAAATATCAAACCCTAAATCAATAACTACATCAATGGTATCTCCATCAACAACATTTTTTACTTCTTCAACAAAATACTCATACATTATAGGCCCCCTATTGGTTTGTTTGCTGCCAACTTTTCACGCTCATCAAGAATTTCTACTAAAAAAGCCATCATCTTATTGTGTGAATCAGGATTGTTCATTATGTTTTCGTAATGATGATTACAAAATGTTAGTTGTCCTGATAAACCTTTAACTCTAACTAAGGCTTGTGCTTGACATTTATCACAACGATCACTGGCATTTAGTATATATTTTTTTGAAACTACGCTTGGATGTTCTTCAATAATGTTAGTCATACTCATATTATACATCTACTTTCTGTTGTCGGTTGAATAAAATCCGCTACCGTTAAAAATTGCAGCGGGTGCACTCCACAGCCTTTGCATAGATTCATTACAACATACTGGATATTTGTCATCACCAATTGATTTTTCAAATTCAATTTGTGAAGAACAAATAGAGCATTTGTAATCATATCTTGGCACTGTTTCTCCTATAGTTATATCTAAGTATATCAAAAAGTGAGCAGTTTTTCAACTTGCTCAGGTTGTTTTTTTACTTTATTTTAATTACTTTAGGTTTTTTATCTTCAGGAATTACACGAACAACATTAATTGTTAATAGCCCATCTTTTAGTTCTGCACTAGATACTTCCATATACTCTCCAAGAGCAAAAGATCGTACAAATTTACGACCAGCGATTCCCTTGTGAACAACCTCAGCATCTGTAACTTCTACAAGTTCTCCCTTAATTACAAGAGTTCCATTGTCTACTGACACATCAATGTCTTCTTTTGTAAATCCCGCAATAGCAAGAGATAACCTATATGTATCTTCATCTAATTTAAGAAGATCATACGGAGGGTATGATTGTGAATTTACTTTATGTGCTGTATTTAAACGGCCTAACTCTCTGTTAAAGCCAATAAAAAAAGGATCATTAAATAGATCCATTGCAAATTGTGTTACCATTTTATTCCCCTTTCAAGCGAATAAGTTAATGTATCCCCATTTGGCAGATACCCTATAATTATATCAGATAAAAATAAATCTTATAATTAGTAAATTAAACGTCCTTTTTAGATACAAGTTTGGATATTTCTGGAAACCAAACATAATCTAGTTCACTATTTTTTAATGTATAAAAGGCATCTTCTGGTGTTTCAACCAATGGTTTGCCAGCAAGATTAAAACTAGTATTAAGTAATATCCCCATATTTGTTATTTTTTTAAATTCATTCAACAAATTAAAAATTATTGGATTAGACTTGTCAACTGTCTGTATTCTACAAGTGTTGTCAATGTGGACGACCCCTGGTATTTTTTTAATTGCATCATCTTTTACTGGAAAAGAAATGGTCATGAATTCACTTTTTTTAATTCTACCCATTTCAAAATATTTACTAGACTCTTCTTCTAATACCATTGCAGCGAATGGGCGATACCATTCTCTTTTTTTAATTCTGTTTACTTTTTCTTTTGCATCTTTATCTCTGCAATCAAAAAGAATTGATCTATTTCCAAGTGCTCTTGGACCAGCCTCTGCGAGTCCATTATAAACTGCAACACTTTTCCCATTAGAAATTAATTTTGCAACATCGGATATAGAAACATCTAATCCATTAATATCATCAAGCAAATAGTTTTTACCATTAAAAAATGTATGCTCTAATTTATTAATAGTAGAATCTAATGTTGTATCACGATAACACTTCATTGCTGCTCCAATACTATTTCCAGTGTCGTCTGCTAGTGGTTCAAAGAAAAAATTAATTTCTGGAAATTGTGTAATATAATAATTATTTGCAACGACATTTAAACCGTATCCACCAGTGATACATACATTTTTAATACCTGTTTTTTCTACATACATATTAATCATTGACGCAACTGCTTCTTGAGTTTCTTTTTGAACGTTCCAAGCATAATCTGCATATTCTTGATAATTATTAGTGTTTATTTCTTTTGTTGATTTATGTTTTAAATTTAAATAGTTTGCCACTCTCATATCACTAAAAAATTCATGACCAAAATTATAGTCAATAGGTATTGAATCTTTGTTAAATAGTTTAGGATAGTTTTTATTTTTATTTCCATAAGCAGAAAGCCCCATTGTTTTACCATTTTCAAGTGGGTCTTGTCTAATCAATGTTGTTGCTGTTTCATAAACTTTAACAATTCCAAACATTGATTTAGCATTAAAATCACAATCTGGATTATCATTTTTTAATAAATCAACAAACTCATGTCCATAATTTTCAAATACCCAAAAATTTTTACACAATGTTTTAAAATTATTTGGATAAGATGCTAAATAAACGCTTTCAGATTCTCTAAGAGAATTTCCCCAAACGGACCCATTTCTATCAATTACAAAAACAAGTGCTTGGTCAAATCCACTGTCATAAAACGCTAAATTTGCATGAATTAAGTGATGTTCATTGGAATAATCAAATTCTCTGGCAATCTTAAAATTTTTTAATGCTAGTTTTTTAATTATATTATATACATCTGGCTCTTGCGTTGGAGTTGAATAAGCGTAGTCAACACTTTCTTCTTTTAAATTTATTTCAAAAAAAGATTTTATTGGAAGTTGATCTCTTTTTGTTTTTGAAAAACGCTCTTCTTTAAAAAAATTAACTATTTTGCCATTTTCAAAAAGACAAATAGAAGAGTCATGCATTGAAGATACACCAAGTATTTTTGTTATTTTATTGCCCCCTTTAGTAAGTGAACAATTTATTAAAGACATGTTCAGGTCTATTATTCCATTATACAGGCTTACTTATTTTTTTGCAACTTTAATAGCATTTTTTGGATTTTTTGTCCTTTAAAACAATACTATTATGCTATTTGTTTAATTAAAAATAATGTTTTATTAAATTTTTTTCAATTTCTTTTAAAATATAAGGTTTTCCTTGAAATTTATTGTAAAAATCTTGAATGCTTTTTTTAGACTTTGACCGATAATGGGGTAGACTTATTCTAAAATTATGTTTTATTATTGAGTTTAAATGATCATTAAATTTAAATTGTTTAAAATTTATTTTTTCTTTAGTGTGAAATCTTAAATAATACAAAACATCTTTTTCATTAACAAGAAATTCGTCAAACTCATCTTTTAAAGCAATTGCAAATTCAGTAGGTCTAAACCATTTCCCTATATCAAATGTACCCTGAAACATCATACATCTTTTTGTTATTTCGTTTTGCTCAAAAACTGGATACTCATATGCAGTCATTTCTAAACTATCTTTGTCTGTAAAAAAAATATATTCTGTTGAAAAACTAAAAAACTTTTTCTCTATTTGTCTTGGTATAACGTGTGTGTCAAAAAATTGTTTATCATACATGTCAGAATGAAGATTATTATTTTTTATTTTAATAGAATAATTAAATAGTGATTTTATTGCAAAAACATTGTTAAGGTTTGAATTAAAAACTGGACAATAATTAATGGAACCATGATCTATGGGTCCTGGATGTCCAAACCCTAGTTTATAAAATCTATCTGAAACTTTTTCTGGTTTTTCTGCTTTATACCATTCTTTGTCTAAGCAAGCCCAATAAACTGTAATTGCCATTATTCTCCTTTTAATACATTATACACTTTCGTACCTCTAACGGAATTTGAATCCGTGTTACCGCCGTGAAAGGGCGACGTCCTAGGCCACTAGACGATAGAGGCGTAGAGCGGATAGCGGGAATCGGACCCACACATTAACCTTGGCAAGGTTACGCACTACCACTATGCAATATCCGCAACTATATTTTAATATTGTTTAAGCAATTATCCAACCACGAAGTAATTGCAAAAATTTATTTAAATATTTTTTCATTATAGCGCTATCCTGAATAGAACTTTCAAACTCTACACTAGTTTTTGGCTCATTAAAAATTTTGCTTTCACTTAACTCTCCCTGAGTTGCAGAAATAGTTGCAGGATTTGATGGAAGCCCAAGTGGATTGATTATTGCAGTAAGAGTTACTGTATCTACTGCTCCAGTTGCAGTTATTGTTTCTACAACTTCTGTTCTAGTTTGTGGAACAGACCAAGTAACTCCTTCTTGAGAAAAAGTGTTTTGTTGTTCATTATACGTAACTCTTCTATCAACTTCTCCTGCTTTAGGTGCTGGATTATAATATCCACCCGTAGCCTGATGAGTTACTGGATCTGCTGATGTTTGTAAAACTACCTGCTTTCCATCAAATGTTCCAGACCCACATACAGATGGTTGACAAGTAATTATGTTTATTACAACTCCACCTTCAACTACGGCCCAAACTTGACATGGATCTGCTGCAGAACACTCTCCCGCATTTGCTATTTCTGGAACCGAAATAAATACAAATGATGACGCAATTACGCTAAAGATTGTACCAATAACTTTATTTTTTAACTTCATTTTACCCCTTTTATTAGTTGTTTTTTATTTTAATTACTACCTGACAAGGGTCTCCGCCCTCTTCCCACTCTTGTGCTTCTTCATCACTCATATACGGATCTCCGTCATGAGTGTTACAAAACGGTTCTGTTATCCAGCCCCGTTCAATTCCATTGTCTAACCAAATCTCAAACTCATCAAGACTTGATGCTTCACTTTGAATGTCTTTTAAAATATCATCAAAATTTGTCATATATAAAGTATACTATAGTTGAATGTAAAAGTCAATTTTTATTTTTTTTGGTAGTTGATGATCTTTAAATTTATTTCCTTTAATATCTTTTCCTAAATAATATATTTTATCTATTTTTTTATCATTAGCATTAGCATTAGCAGCGATTCTTTTTTTACTGTGTTCATGAACAGTATTAACTTCTTCTTCTACAATTTTTTTATCAAAAATATCATATGCATTTTTTAATTTAAAAGAATCACAAAAATATCTTGGTATTGGAATCATTCCAACAATAGGAGTATTTGGCTCTATTATTATTTTTGTATTTATTAAATCTATTTTTATATTTAAAGTAAAAGAAAATCTTATATTGTCAGATTCTATTACACCAGTCATAGGGCTTAATCCAGGCAAAGGAAAATTTGGCGGAGAAATTGTCATTAAATTTATTCCAGGAGGTGTTTTAAGTGTTAATGGGTAATGAATAGTAAATATTCCATTTCCAAATTCAGAAGTTGGATAAATAAAATTTGCTTTACTATATTTTTCAAAATCATCATAAAATTCTACAACAACATCTTTTATGGTATTTCCTCCATTCCAAATAACACTAAACGTATATGGCAAACTAAAAACAAATCCTTGCATATTTCCTATAGATAAAGGAAGACATTTATAGAAATGTGAAGAGAACCATTCTCTTTTGTGATCTAGGTTTAATGGTCTTAAAAATAGGCCAACATCTTTTAAATCAAACGGTTCAACACCCTCGTCTGGCATTACTGGGAAAAATGCAATAGTTTTTTCAGGAACAACAAGACCGTCATCTTGATTAATTATCATAAATATTTAAATACTTACCACGTCAATAGGTCCCATACATGATGGGCTAAACTTAATAGCAGCACCAACTGCTCCTACAACTCTTTTACGAGGATCTTTAGATTTTTCTGTAGCATTTAAATATCCATATGCATACTCAGAGCCAGAACCCATGGCTAAATAATCTAAATTATATTTAGATAAAGACATATCAATTGCGTTATGCTCATATATTTGTCCTCTAATACAAATAATAAGACCTAAATCGCCTTCTTTGGATGTGTCTACCCACCAGTCATTATAAAAATTTCTAAGTTGTTTAATAAACTTAGTTTGCATAAACTTGTCTGTGTCTTTAATGTCTGGTATATATGGATTAAAATTATACCTAATACGTTCCCCATCTAATGCCCCCGCATATCCAAGTAAATACGGTCCAAGTTTCCAAACTTTTGGTGCTGTTAACGCAAGTATAGTATTGTCATCAGAAGCCCCACGATCACCAGCCATAAAAATCTTGTCTTCATGGCGAACTACAGCCAATACCGTCATATAGAGATCCCCTCAGAGTATGCTATTTAAGTATAGCAAATGATTATTACTTAGTCAAAGACCTTTATTTAATATTTTGACCACATGCTGAGCATGTTTTAGGCTTAGCAGCAGATTTTTTAGCAGTACCTGCAGGGGCAGAGCCAAACTTAGGTCTACCAAACCCTACAATAGAAACCATAATATTTTTCTTATTTTTCTTAAAGGCACGAAGTTTTTTACAAACCTCTCCACCATTACGTTGGCTACCTTTAGGATCTCCAGAAGTATTTCCTTCAACACACCAGACTGTTCCATCTCCATTGTCTGCTACTACTATTGCTACGTGGCTAATTCTATCTACCCCGTCAGATGGAAAATCAAAGTATGCAATGTCTCCTGGCTCTGGATCTGCCAAGTCTCCGTCAATCCAAGATCCTGCTTTTTTAAATGCTTGTGCTCCACCTGGAGTATAAACAGTGTTAGGAATTTTTACTCCTGCTTCATTGCCACACCAGTTTACAAATGAACCACACCAAGGTTGAAAGTCTGCTTTAGTAAATTTACCATACTTAGTTTCGTTATCTTTAGGACCTTCAACAGTTCCTACTTCTGCAGTAGCAACTTCAATAAGACGCTCTGCTGTACCTTGCTCTGCCATTATTTTACCCAGTCTGTATCAACTGGTTGTTCTTCTGGCATTGCTCCATCTGGCTTAGAAAGTCTACGTGCTTTGGCGTCATCAATTTCTGATTCTAATTTTTTATCTGCCATTGTATTTTTGGCATCAACTTCTTTGTTTGCAATCTGTGCTGCCATAACATCTTTAGCGCCAGAGGATCCTATAAGAAGACCAGCAAGCGTTCCTGTAATAAATGTTGCTACGCTACCAAGAACATTAAAAAACATTTTATCGTTTTCTGATTGTCCTGTAATTGGCTGGGTAACAAATATAAGTGCATACAAAATTCCTAACGATGTACACAATAAAATTGTTCCAAGTGTGATTCCTAATATAAACTTTAATCTTGCATCTAAATCTTGAGGCGATAATCTTTCTTTAGCCATTTATTGTTTCCTCCACCTTTGGTTGTTCTACTAAGTCTTCTGGACATGCTCCATTAGCCGTACAAATTGGTGGCTTACATTCTGCTGATTCCCAATTTGTTGGATCTTGGCATTTGTATCTATAATGACCGTCATATCCACAGCCAGATAGCCCTAGTGTTAGGGTAGTTGCTAGTAGGAGTATGCGTATTTTTGACATACTCCCATTATAGCAAACTTATTAATCTTCTTTACGAATTCCAATGGTTGCAAACCATAAGGCTATTGATACTAGAGTTACATACCCTACTACCGTCTTTGCGCTACCCTCTAAAACCACCCATGCTACAAAGAAGCCTAAGAATGTAAAGTTTTCATTGAGGGCTGCCATACCCCATTGTTTTAACCTTTTCATACTCTCCTCCTTCTTGATGCAGTTCCAACTATCATCTGACCAGCAATGACTGTTACAACCACAATATCTTCTGCTTTTTCACGTTCTGGTATAGACATATCAGCACCTATGCTAATTAAGGCTTTGCCCAACTCACATTTTTGCTCTTCTGTCAAACCTTCAATTGCTTGATCTGGATTAAAACACCCAGCAATTGCTTCTGCTAATGCTGCTGGATTTTCTAATACAAGCAATGCTGAAGCCACCTCTGCAGTAATAACTACAGGATTACCGTTAATATCTTCTCTTACCTCTACTGGTATTAGTGGTGGAAGATTGCTATATTCAAGTCCCGCTGATTCTATGTTTGCAGCAGTTACTGGCGCCCCTTCTGCTGAAGATACCAATACATCTGCAACTAAATCTTTTTCTGCTAAACTAAATCCGCCTTCTTTGGCAAGAGTTGAAGATAGATTGTTAACTTCCGCTTGAGAAATATTTCCATCTTGTGATAAAACTTCTACAATAAGTCTTTCTTCAGATGTACTAAGTGGACTAGGACCATTGCTTAATACTTCAATAACTGCTGTAGCCTCTTCTCTAGAAATTACGCCGTCAGACATAAGTACGTTAACGATTAATCTTTCTTCCGCTCTTGACAAAGGACCATTGCCTTCGCTTAATGTTTCAACTAATGCAGTTGCTTCTTCTCTAGTAACTCTACCGTCTTGTGTCAAAACATCAGATATCAGTCTTTCTTCTGCCCTAGTCATTGGCCCATCATTATTTGTTATTGATTCAATTAATGCACCGACTTCTTCTCCAGTAACTCTACCATCTGAATTTAAGGCATTAATTACTGTATTTGCTTCAGCCCTAGTTATGTTACCGTCTCTTGTAATATTTTCAATAGCGGCCTCTACTCTTTCGGGAGTAATAGGAATATTTATAGGTCCCATTTCTGGAAGTAATTCTGATCCTGCTGGTCCTTGTGGCCCTTGAGGTCCTACTGGAATCTCTGGCCCTTGAGGTCCTACTGGAATCTCTGGCCCTTGAGGTCCTACTGGTCCTAGGGGCTCAATAGGTATAACTATTGGTGGTACTTGAATTGGGACCTGTTCGTTGTTATAAACAGGAGTATACGGACTACTCACAGTAGTTAAACTATAATTTTGCGGAGCGGGTATAGAAATAACAGTCTCAGCATATTGACTTACAGTTCCTGACCAGTTGGCAACCCTAACGGTATAAGTAGCACCTTGTGTCAAACCACTTAACTCAATAGATGCAGGAGCACCATTGGTATTTAATGTTTGTCCAGCATAAGGATTATTTGCTGTTGCGCTTTCTGTAATAACCTGATAAAACCAAGTGTTTCCTTCATATCCTTGTGGCATATCTACCTCAACATACATTAATGTACCAACTGCTGGGATTGTAATGATGGGGGCTGGTGTAGGAATATTAGTGCTAATTGCTGTAATTAATTCTTGAGCATTTGTATTTAATTGTGTTTGTAAGTTTGTTTTAGTAGATACCGCTGAGTTTACGGTATTGGTTAAAGATGTTGTGTTAATTGCATTTATATTAGAAGTATTTGTGGTATTTTGAGCAACCACTGGGGTAAGGCTTGAGTTTAATTGTGCAATGGTTGCATTTGCTGAGTCAACCGCTGCCTGAACAGTTGCTGTACTGGTGTCTACAACTGGAGTAAATGCTGCCCCTTGACTTATTTGCCCAGCAAAACTTGCTCCAACATTAGTATCTGTAATTGCAGTTACCGTTCCACCAGTTGTTTCTCTATAATTAAATCTTGCTTGATCTGGTATTGGTCCATTAGCAGTTACACTTGCTATCCATGCACCATCATTTGGATTTACATCAGCATTAAATCTTATTTGCGCCATCTGAGTAGAAGCATCTTGCTGAGGAAAGGGTCTTAGGTCCCAAGCAATATCTAAACTTGTTCCAGTAGTCGCATAAGTAATTCCAGTTCCTGTGCTCCAAGTTGTCCAGTCCCATCCTGCTATAGAAATAGAGGGTGCAGTGGGTGTGCTCCAGTAGTTGCTGCCTTCATTTACACCAAATGTAACTGTTGCATTTGATCCGACATAAACATTGTCATATAAAACCCCACCCATTAATAAATCAAACGGTAGATTCATAAGAACACCAGCATCATCTGTGTTAGACAAAACATTTGTACTTGTCCCAATAGTTGCCTGCAAATCATTTACTGCAGTCTGAGCATTATCAATTGCAATGTTGGCTTGAGTTAATTCAGTCTGTGCAGTGGCTTGTGCGGTTGTTGCTGCTGTTTTTGCTGCAACGGCTTCAGATATCTGTACTTGTGCAGTTGATGTATCAATATTGTTTATGGAGGTTTGTGCTGTAGTAATAGTATTTTTAGCATCTTGAACTACCTGCGAACTTTGATCTATCGGTGTGACGGCTAAGTTTATGTTATTAATTGTGGCAGTGGCTGTGTCTACTAAGGCTACATTTGATTGTGCTACTGCTACTGTGGCTGTTACTGTATCTACTGCTGACTGAGCCTGAGCCCTTTCAACTACCGCTACTACGATGGTGGCAGTGGCTGTGTCTGTGGCTGTAATAGCCTGTTGAACCTCTGTAGTAGCCGTTGCAAGGGCTGTATTAACCGCCTGTTGAGCAGGACTTACAACAACTTGTTCTTGATTTTCTGTAGCCCCAGCACGATCAGGAGCCATAATACCAAAAATAGTCAAGCATAACCCTACCCCAAAGGCTAATAATAGTCTTCGTTTAAGGTTATTCAATTATATGGCTCTCCAATGTATAACTATATTAGCAATTATACCATTTTTATGCAATAAAAAAGAGGGTAGAAATTAATCTACCCTCAATTTTTATAAGGAGTTTTTAAGCCTTAACCTTTTTCTGAATCTTTAATACAAGATTAGTTAAGGTTGTAATTAATGTCTTAAGTTGTGCAACGGTTACGGCCAATGCAGCAACGGCAGCAAGTGCTTGTGATGCTGAATCGGTTATTGTTGCAGTTGCAGACACTTTTACTTGACCTGCTGCTGGTAAATCAGTTCCACCAGTTGCGCTGATAGTAACTGCTCCTGCAGATAATGGCATGTAAACTTTGTAAGTTTTTACACCATTTGCGTCAGTTGTAATAGATGTTGCAGTAATTGTGTCGCTTGATCCACCAAAGGAATAACTTGTAGTAATTCCTGTAGAAGCAAGTAGGCTAGCGTGTGTCTTTCCAGACAATACCGCACCTGTTGCATCAACTGGTGAAAGAGTAATTGTGGCTTGTTCTCCTGCTACATAGTTTGCTTTATCAAAAGCCAACTTAATAGAAGCAACAGCAGCCTCTACACGCACAGTTACTGTGTCTGCAGAGATTGTTCCACTCTTTACTACTACACCTGCTGAACCAGTTTTAACACCAGCCAAAGAGAACAACGCTTCGCCATTAGAGATAGAAGCAGTTGTTGCTGAGTTGCTGATTACTGTTAAGTCTGCTGATGTTGCTGTTAATGTTCCTGCTCCTACAACTACGCCAGCAGCATCATATGCTACGGCAGAGATTGCGTCTGCATTAGAACCTACAGCAATTGTTGGCTTCTTTACAGTTGTAACAACCTTGGTAATATCACCATAGAATGTTACTTTCTCTGTTGCCAATAATACTCCAGATTGTGAAGTAAGTGTAATTGTTCCTACTCCAGATGTGCCGTCAGGAAATACACCAAAGTAGTTTCCTGCAGGTACAACTAATGATCTACCTAAAGCAGAAATAGTTGCATGGTTTGTGCCATACCCCAACATACCTGCTCCTGCAATAGTTGCTGTAATTGATTCTGAAGCAGAAGCATTAACAGCATTCTTTTGAGTTAAAACTATAACTGCTGATGCATCAGAAGATGTAGCCTTTGAAGCATATACGGTTGCATCTGTTGTTGCTGAAATTGTTTCTCCAGCATTAATAAAAGATGTTGTATACGCAGAAGATGCCTTAAGGTCTGGAGCGGTAACAGTAACTGTCCATGTAATGGCAGCAGATGTAACTGAACCAGATGCACTAGTCAATGTAGGTATAAATCTAACTACATATGATCCAGCGACGGTAGGCACATAAAATGATGATGTTAACTTTGCAGTAACATAACCAGAAGTATTAGTTGCTGGAGATACTGCTGCTGTTTTTGTATCTGCTGATAACGCTACTGTTGCGCTAGATGTTTCTGTAACGGCAAACTGTGGAACGCTAGTAGTAGATGGGGCAGACAAAACTGCAGATATTACCGAAACGGTATCTCCAGTACTTGTTCCCAAAAATGATACTGATACTACCGCTGTTGCGGTTTCACCAGGATTAATTGTATCTGCTACGGCATCAATGGTGACAACGTCAGCATATACTGTAGCCTGTGTCGGAAGTGCCGACATCACGCCAAGTGTCAAGGCTGCAGCCAAGACTGTGGCAAGTTTCTTAAATGAATTCATTCTTCTCCTTATTAGTTTATATAATGTTTAATCTATCAAGAAAATCTCTAACATCTTTAGGCATTTCCTTGTTGTCTAATTCTACCATATCTCTCTGTTTTTCTGCAAGTCGTGCAGAGGTAGACCAAGTATGAATCTCAATCTCATGGTTAGAATCTTTAGGTGTATGTGATATTGCTCCAAATACAGCGCCACATACAGCATCTGCTAGGTCCTTAGATTTTTTACGTGGATGATCAACTCTAGTATTTTTCATAATTTTGAGTTCTGACATTTCTTCCAGTAATAAAGGAATTCTTGGTATTGCAACTCTTTCTTCATAGATCATCATTGCTAAGTCTTCGTAATGTTTTTTAGCAACAGAAACGGTGTCAGTTTTTATGCCTACCGCTTTTAATTCTTGTTGAATATCAAATGACTGCCAACGGTCAAATGAAACAACCCCAATATTAAATCCTTGTCTGCGTAAATTAATAATCCACTGTTTTACTTCTGATAGATTAACTGGACCCTCTGACTTTGGTTCCCACCAAGCAACTGCATCAACAACAACCATTGGCGCTACTTGTTCATAATCTTTAATAACCTGAATGTTTACCCACTTGTCTACGTGAGCAATTGCTACAGCACACTTGTCGTGTTTCTGAGCAAGGTCGGCATGAATATAATATATTTTTTCTGGATTAGGTTTAAATGATTCATCAAACCTTCTAAAGTTATCAACTGGATTTCTTAATGTCATACATTTTTCTAATTTGTCTTTTTGTTTAAAAAATGCATCTGATGCAAATGTTGGCGTACATGCAAAGCGCATCATGGCATCACCAAGATCTGTGTAGAAGGCTAGTTTAAAATCATCTATCTTTCTTGTTGGATTTACTTCCCACGTTGTTTTTTTAAGTGCTAAAACTTTTGGAACCTTATAAGAAAGAATTGTGTCTTCTTCCCATGCAATTTCAAATTGATTGTTTGGATCATTATGTGGTAGATCTTCATTCATAATAAAAAGATGTTTCTTTTCAATAGTTTCTTTTTCTGCAATAACATCTTCATATCTTTTAGAAATAAAGTCACCTGGATAACGAGGAAATGAAAGCAATACTACCTTACCTAAATCTGGAAAACGAGAATCTACGGAGCCACGAAATGCTTTATAAATATTTTCTGCAGTCTTTCCTTGTTCATTGCCAGTTCCAACTTCAGATGCAAAACCAGAAATTTCATCAAGTACTGCAAGTAATAAATTTAAACCTTCATGTGATTCTCTTTCTGAATGTCCAGAGTAAACAGTAATCGCTTTATCAAACTCAACGCTATCAGCCTTTGCGTTATATTTTCCTGCAAACCATGGTGATTTTTCTATCTTAGTTTTAAAACCTTTAAAGAATACGTTTTTTGCTTGTTGTGCGTTAATGGCTACGTTTATGATATCAATTGCATCCCCGCTTGGTTTTCCATAATACCTAGCAGGATCTTTAAGGCATAGCAGTTTATATACTATGTATGCACAGGCTACCGTTGATACAAAATCTTTTCCAGATCCTTTTCCAAGTTGTAAAATAATTTCATTTTTAGTATATTTATCAAAATATTGAGCACCTGCAACCGATCCAAATATTTCTTGCAGTTCTTCTTTACGATAAATTTGACTCATTGCCTCTACAATTTCATACTGTATTAAAGACAGTTGTGGCTGACCAAGATAATCAGCAGACTCAACAAATGTTTTTGCGTCTACTGGAATTTCATCAAATTGATTCTCTTTTAAAACTTCTAAGAAATCATTAAACATCTTGGACAATTGTGATTACCTCTCCCTCTTTAGCAATTTGAGAAAGGCGTCTCATGATTAAATCACGAACCTCTGGATGAGTTGAAGCAATGTCTCTTAAAATTTCAACAAGAACCTCTTGTCGTCTTTCAATTTCAACCATTTCTTCTGCAAGTTCTTTATTTTCTAAAAGCCCTGCTTTTTGTAACATTTCAATTCTAGATTTTTCAATATCCATTACCAACTTAATTGCTTGAGTCTTTGCACTAAGATTATTAGTCATACTTGATTCATCAATTACTTCGTAAGCCTTTGTAATAAGTTTAGTGTAATGTGTGTCTGCTCCAGCAAGTGCTTCCTTAGCCCGTGCACGAATTGCATCATTTGCAGATGCCATAACCTTCCACTCATTAATTAATGAAACAACACGAGTACGTGGAATGTCTAACTCTTTAGAAATCTTTGTTGGATCTTGCCCTTTAAGATATTCTGTAACTACCTTATTAACTTCATCAAGATGCTCAATTAGTTCTGATTCAGTTGACATTTTTTTCCTTTGCTATTTTTAATAAAACTAAGTATCCTATTAAATCATCAATGTCATTATCTCCAGGATAGTCTGTGCCTTTCATTAAACGACTTAACTTGTCATCAATTCTAACCTTAAGTTGTTCTGCTGGGTCTGATTTACTAAAAATTCTTACAGGATCAAGAGCGGAGTCTCCATACGCTATATTTTTTTCTATAAGCATTTGTGCTATAGAGTGACACGTTTTCCAAATTGAATTGCCAGAAGGTGCTCCAACGGAACGAAGATAAAGATCATTACAATTAAAATGTTTAACATCTTCGTAAACTGGTTTTAATATCATCTTTTTGATTTCCTTAATCCAAATTTTGCAAGATATACGTATATGGTTTCAACGCTGGCTTCGCACTCTTTAGCAATATCTTGTGGAGATTTTTTATCCATAAGAAATCTTTTACGTAACCAAGCCTCGCTTGTATATAGTTTAGCAGCCATGTAGTTATTTGTCAACTTCGTTTAAATTAATATCATAGTTAAATCTATCAGAGTTTTCCATTATCCATTTGTCTTGATTTTCTACATCATATTTTCTTTCATTAATTACTCTGTCAATCAAATATTCTTTTTCCAAGGTAAATGAAGGCTCGTATACTCTTACCCTATTGTTAGGTTGAATTGCAAAATTTCCATCATCTCTTTGAATGACATGCCCACACTTGTGATCTGCAGGACTTTCAGAATATCCATCGTCTAAAACATTTGTATCTGGATTATGCCAGTCTAAAGTAAATAAATATGTGCCTTTATTTATTGTCTTTGTTCTATCTATATAAGACATTCTAAGGTTTGCTAGATTTTCAAATCTTGTTACAGAAATGTGATGACTAAAAGAATTCCACAAAACTAGGTTATAAAGATCAACTTCGGGAACTTTTGGCTCTGTACAAAAGGCAGAAATAGGAAGCCTCCACCAAAGGCCACCGTCTGGCATCATAATATGAAATAATGGACTTCTAGATTTTAAACTTGAAACACCAAAAACTACGCATTCAAAATATTTATCATGACTATCTTGATGGTTTCTTAAATAATTTCCTCTTACATAACACGCAATCGGTGGTATGTTTGCATTTAACTCTGGCATTTTTTATTTATACTCCCGAATAACTTTAAGAACATCTTTATGATTTATAAAACTAGATAAACTTTCGTTATGTAAATAATCATTAATAATTTGATCAGCAGCATGTCTATAATCATTTGACAAAAATTGATATTCTTTTAGAATTGCTTCTTTATCAAATAAATTTAGACCATGGATTACTTTAATAAAGTTTGCTGAGCCAAACATTGTATAACCTGAATTATTTATAAAATCTTCAGTAGCAGGAAGTTTTGTTTTCCATTTTTCTAAATTATTTTTTAATGATTCTGGTATTTCTAAATCTAAAATATTTTTCCAAAAATCAGTGTCGTTTCTTTTTGATAAATAATGTAAAACAATAAAGTCTCTTATATTTTCAATAATAGTATTAAAAGAATTGTTGTAAGACTCTACAACTTTGTTGTCGTAGTTTTGAATTTTATCCATTAATAAAAAACTTTGTTGGATACTTAAACCAATTGAGGTTGCTTCAAGTGGTTCAAAAAAACTGCCACTTAGACCTATAGCAACACAGTTTTTAGTCCAAACTGTTTCTAAAGCGCCAGGATCAAACTGAAAAGTTTTTCCAATTGTTATTTCGTGTCCAAGTTCTTTTTCTACTTCTAACTTGGCTTCGTCAGCGTTTATAAAATTACTATCGTAAATATAACCATTTCCGTGACGACCCCAGGTTGGGATCTTAAACCTCCAGCCTGCGTTCATTCCTTTTGCTAGTGTCCAAAAATTATAATTATCTTCATCTCCTGTTGGAAATGTAATTGCAGAATTTAATTTTAAATATTTATTAAAAGATTTCCATTTAACATTTAATTTATTTACTAGGGTTTTTTGAAATCCAGTTGCATCTATATAAAAATCACTGTTGTAATTTGATTTTTTTCCAATTAATTTTTTAATATAACCATTTTTGTCTAGTTTAACGTCAATAATTTCATCATCAAAAAGTTTAATTCCTTTGTTTAATGCTATTTTTTTTAAAAACTCATTTAATTTAAAAGTATTAAAATGATACTGATTTGTTGGTGGATTTAAATTTACGTTTAAGCCATTTACGTTAACTAAATTTTTTTCAAAATTATCTGAGCAAAGAAGATCTGAATTTTCAGAAATTTGTTTTGCATAAATTGCATGGTATGGTCCAAACTTTATGTTAAATGGCTCACTAACTGAGTGTAAATATTTTTTATTAGGTATCCAGTTATCAAACATAACACCTATTTTAAAAGTTGCATCACATTCTTTAATAATTTGGCTTGGCAATATTCCAACAAAATCCATAAAGTCTTTAAAGTGTTCTGTAGATCCTTCGCCAACACCAATAATACCAATGTTTGAAGAATAAATTAAATTAACATCTATGCTACTACGTTGTTTTAGAATAAGTGCAGAAATTAATCCAGCGGTACCACCACCTACAACAGTTAAACTTTTTACTTGTTTCATTATTTGTTTGCTCCTATTGCTTTATTCCAATTATTGATAGCCCAATGTCCTATACCACAGGCATCGGCAACATCATTGTCTTTAACAATTTTATCATACAAAATCTCAACTAGTTTAATCGTTCTTTCTTTTCTAACTTGTCTTTCATAAGACTTATACCAAGAATCCGACTTTCCTGAATTTTTTGCTCTAATGTCTATCTGTTCTTCTTTTGTTAATCTTTTATTCCCTAAATAATTTTGCCATGTTATTGGCGCTACAGTTCCTATAACTTTTGTTCCAGTTAGTCCAGCAGCACCTAGTAGTGCCCCCTGAACTAATGCTAGATCTGCAGCAGTTTTAGGACTGTTCATAAATACGGTATGTTCAATTATAATTGTTTCAAATCCACCAAAATGTTCAAAGAATGCCCTTGTCTTAGCACAAGCGTCCATTACCTTTTCATAATTTGTTTTTCCATTAAAATTAATTTTACCAATACTACCCAAGGTCTTATCATTAAAAATAGCAAAAGCAAGACTGTTGGTGCTTGCATCAATAGCACAAATTGTTTTTGGATTAGTTTTGTTCATAGTCAAAGAATCCTTTTAGTTGTTTTAACATCTTATCTACTTCTTTTTTATTTACATTACAATTAGGACAAAAGCCAGAATCGTTGTATATTGAAAGTTGTTCCTTACAACCGCCAATACAAAGTCTTTTTTTGCCTATCCTTCTTTGTCTACGAGTTATTTGATACCTTTCGGCTATCTTTATCTTGGTGGCTTCTTCTCTACAAACATCTCCACAATAAATTTGATAACTTACTTTTGGTGTAAACTGGGTCTCGCACCTTTCACATAGTTTCACATTTATTCATCTTTCTCGTCCTTTAATAATCTCATAGGTTTGATCTTAATTGTTCCGTCTCCTGCTTCGGCACATGCTTTTTGAATAGGACACACCTTGCAAATTTTTGAATTTGAGCGATAAGGAATTTCTGGTAGTTGTTTATCTTGCCAATTTTTGTAAACTACTTTCATCCAGTCAAATGTTTCGTCTACCCAAGCACGATACTGATCATTTACTACAACAGGTAAAGTAAGTAATTCGTGATTGTTTTTATTTTCATAAATCATTACACCTTTACCAATTTTCCAAACCTTCATATACATTAGTAATTGCATTAAATGACCCATTTTAGGTTTTCTACTTAATTTCTTATGTTCAAAGTCATCGTTTCTTACTGTCTTAATTTCACCAATAAGTCTTTCACCTTTGTAGTCAATCATGACATCTCCATACCCGTCAAAAGGTGGATCATCAGTTTTAACTCTAAACTCCATTGCTGGATGAGTTTGCTTGCTGTATTTTCTTGGTATTGGATCAAACTCTAAATCTTGTGCAAGTAAACCAGAAGCCTCTATTGCATCCTGTATTCTTCCATGTCCAAGAGTTCCCTGTGTTCTATTTGCTACGCCAGTGGCGTCTGAGTTATCATAAAATATTTGTCCATCAAATCCTAGGTGCCAATATCTTGGACACTCCCCTGCGCCGTAAGTTAAACCAGATGCAGAAAAATTATTCTTCTTAGTAAACTTTGGTTTTGTTTTAGTGAGATAGCCAGCGTTTATAGCAGTGTCTAAACCTTCAACAAGGTTTTCATCTTCTTCGCTATTTCTTTTGTTCTTTTTAGTATCTTTAATCATAATCTGCTTTAGTAAGTTTTTAGCCATGTTTCATCCTTTGTTTATATTAATTATAGCAGGTTAGCGCATTATGTATTTAAGCGCTGACACCAAATCGTTTATTGCTTGTGCTGCTGTAAAGTATATATTTTTCTTTGCCCTGTCAGATTTGTCAACATTGGCCATCCAAGTGGCCTTAAAAGACATCTTTGCTGCAATGGCCTGTAGTCTTACAATTTCAAGACTGGCAGCCTGAAGGGGAATATCTGGTTTTATGATAATCTTTGCAATCATGGTTAGGGCAACAGTCAATTCCTCATCTTGCATATAGTCTGCAATCTCTGTTAAACCATTTACCATGTCAAGTGTTGTTTTTTGTGATCCTGGTTCAGACATTATATTTCTCCTCTGTTAATTGTTCTAGCATATTCATTTCAATTATAGCAAGTCTTACCTTTGTATTTCCTTCTCCAAGTATTACAATAATGGCTGGAGACTTATCTCTACCCGCTTGAATAGAATCAGTAACAGCCTTTGCCCATACGTCCTTATTTAATGTAAAAGATTTGCTGGCTTCTTTAAAATCAACAACAAATTCACGCCATGTTGCATCACCCTTCTGTGTATTTCTACCAGAATTTTTATGCTGTTTAGCACCTATTCTTTTACTTTCGTTCTTTTCGCTCATAATCCTTCTTTGTTGGAGGCAGTAGGTTGACTTTTGAAATATGTTTTTGCGTACACATCCATGTTGCATCTCCAGTCTCTCTCCAATATCTTAAAGATGTTACAACTTCTTGACAAGTTTTACATGGCCACTTGCCAGGATATACAGTAAAATTTTGCTCAGGCATTAATTATTTTTTTCTTAAGTTGTTCTTGTAAATCTAAATCTTCTTTAACACGATCTATGAAACCATCACGACCTTGCACTTTTGTTCCATCATCTAACTGATACCATGCACCAGTTCTATTAACCAGTCCCATTGATTCTGCGGTATCAACTAAATCTCCTATTGCATCAATACCAATATTGTCACCTCTAAAATAAAAATCATACTCACCAGATTGAAACCCTGGAGAGGTTTTAGAGAATTGTAGTTCCCAACGAATCTTTCTACCAATTTTTTCTTCAATTAGTTTATCCCCAATCTTAATCTTTCCTTTAATTGCTTGATTTTCTGACTCAGAAGAAAACAATTTAATCACGCAAGATGAATAGAACTTCGTAGCCTGACCGCCAGAAGGCTGTTGACTTGTGTACATTGCGTTAATATTATTTCTTGATTGTGAGATAAGAACAAGCAGTGTAGGCTTTACTTTGTTGTTAGCATAGTTAAGCATTTTCCAGGCATTGCTAAAGTCTCTAGACTCTGCACCAATTTGTTTTGTATTTTCAAGTGCCTTCATTTCGTTTGAATCTTTTTCAAAATATATTGCAGGAAGCATTGACGTAATTGAGTCAATAACAATAAGATCAACTCCAGCATTTATAAGTCCAACACCAACATCTACCATGTCGCTAATAGTACGTGCTTGTGAATAAATTAATTTTGTTGGATCTACCCCCATTTGTTTAGCCCAGTCTTCTGAATAAGACATTTCAGAATCAATCCATGCACAAACCTTGCCTTCTTTTTGTGCTAAAGCAATCATTTCTAAACACATAGATGACTTAGCCGATGACTTACTTCCCCACACAAGCACTTGTCTGCCGTATGGCAGTCCACCGCCTAGTGCACGGTTTAATCCAAAACTTGGAGTTGGCTGATACTCAAAGTTAATTCCTTCTCCTGTGCCAAGACGTTTTCTAATTCTTGGGTCTAACTGTGATAGTACATCTTGTATATTAACTGACATTTACATCCTCCATAATTACCGTGCCATCTTTGGTTTTACCAAAACTAAATTTATACGACTTGCCTTCTTCAATATGCATATATGCTTTTGGAAATGCAGTAGGAAATACTGTTACTGAGTGCAAATCTCTTGAAGTGTCTGCCAAGGTTAAAGAAGCCATTTTCTTTCCAGTCTTTGTTATTCTTGATTTAAATGAAACAACGAACATCTCATCTTCTGTATAAGGCAATTGCTTATAACCCAAAAATTTAACAAGTGCATTTGTTGATCCTTTTATTTCATCAACAGGAATTGCAGAAACAATTCTATTATCATTAGCAAGAATCAAGTAAGTCCGACCAGTCTCAATAGTTGTTGACTCTTCATCAAATATGCCAACACTTCCAGTTTTGTCTAGAATTTCAACTCGTGACCAACCTTTTCCTCTCTTAATTGCTTTAACCATACCCATTAAAATAAAAGATCCTTTTTCTTCAAAATCTTCAATTGATTGAATAAATGCATAATAGTGAGATGGAATAGAAATATTAAACTCTGGAAGATTTAAATACTCATAAAGATTTTCTTTTATGTCTTCATCATTACGTGGATTATCAGAAAATGTTGCAGCACCAGTTAACCTTAATGCATTTAAGGCTCTACTGTTTACTCCATTACCTTTTGTAAATGTAAACTCTTCAAGTTGTTTATAACTATTAAATGGTCTTGCATCAATATATTTTTGTGCAATGTTGTTTGAAATAAACTTAATACCAGTTAATCCAAAACGAATTCCCTTGCCCTCAATTTTAAAATCTAAATCTGAATCATTAATATGTGGCAGTTTAACTGATATGCCCATACGCTTTGCTTCAATCAGATACTCTGTTCTACCATCTTTATCTTTTTCATTTTTAAGAAGGGCAAACATAAATTCAAGCGGATAGTAATATTTTAACCACGCCGTCCAATACGAGAGAGTAGAGTAAGCAACTGCGTGGCTCTTGTTAAACGAGTATCCCGCATGCTCTTCAAAGTCGTGCCAAAGGTCCAAGGCTTTATTAGGAGATATGTACTTACTCGCCCCAGCAACAAACCTATCTTGAAATATATTGAACTCTTTTGCATCTTTTTTCTTTCCAATAATCTTACGAACTTTGTCAGCCTCTGCCATTGTCATTCCACCAAGATAAACGCAAGCCTGCATAACCTGTTCCTGATAAAGAATACACCCATATGTATCATCTGTGAATTCTTTCATAGTTTGATGAACATAAGAAACGTTTTGCTTACCGTGTTTACGAGCAATATAATCTTTGCCAATAGTGTTCATAGCACCTGGACGAACCAAAGCATTTGATGCTGCCAACTCATTAAAATTCTTTACTCCCATTTTTACTAAAAGATTTGTGTATGGGGTTGCCTCACATTGAAACACACCCTTGGTATATCCATCTGAAAGCATTTCGTATACTTTGGGATCTGCCATATCAATTGATAAAAGATCAATATCTTTGTAGTGATTTTTTTTAATCATGTCAATACAATCGTTTACTACACTTAAAGTTTTAAGACCTAATGCATCAATTTTAATAAGACCAATTTTTTCAGCCTCTTCCATATCAACACCGACCACAGGAATGCGATCATCGGATCCAGGAGAAGAGCGAGTTTCCAATGGCGCATACCTAAAGATTGGATTCTTACTAGTAACCACACCAGCAGCATGAATGCCAGTACCTCTAATACGACCACGTAACTGTTCTCCATAAATCTCCACCTCTGGATATTTTTCTCTAAACGATAATGTAGTTTTAGATGTGCAATATTCATCCCAAGTGTCAACTAACTTTAATACTTTGTTGACATCTGTTAATGGTATATCTAAAACTCTTGCAACATCTCTTACAACACCCTTATCTTTAAATTGAAGGAATGTTGCAATAGATGCTACGTGCCTATACTGTCTAACTAAATAATCTTTTACTTCATCACGACGAGTATCTTGAATGTCTGTATCAATATCAGGAAAGTCATTACGTTCTGGGTTAATAAAACGGAAGAACAAAAGCCCATGCTCTAATGGATCAATATCAGTAATGCCAAGAAGATAACAAACCAAAGAACCAGCAGAAGATCCACGTCCTGGACCAACCAAGATTCCTTCTTTCTTTGCCCAAGAAATCATATTTTGAACTACTAAAAAATACGGTGCAAACTTTTTATCACGAATAATTTCTAATTCTTCCATAAGTCTTTGTTCGTAAGCATCATTGCCAAGCCAATTGTCATTTAAACGTTTTTCTTCTAAGCCAGCAAAGGCTAGAATTGCTAATTCTTGATCTGGATCTTTATATTGAACAGGAAGTAAGTCAAGACCATCTTTAATGTCATAGTCTTTTACTGTCTCTGCTAGCAATAGTGTGTTTGAGTATATGTCTTCTCTATCAATACCCTGTTTTTCCATTGCTGCTTTAATCTCTTCATACGATAAAAGATGAATCTCAAACTTGTTAAATGTTATATCCCTGTCTTCACCATATAGATAATCTAATCTTTCTATCATAGAAGAACACTTTTTAGACTTTGCGTATGTTGTATCTTTTTGAACCTTAGCGTGAGTATTCATTAAAAGTTTAAACTCTTGAATATCTTTTTGTGATTCATCAACATGATGACAGTCTGGTGTAACTACTACTTTAATATTAAATTCATCAGCAAGATCAATAAGATATTTATTTATTTCTGGTGTATTGTGTGGCATGACCTCAATGTAGTAGTCGCTACCAAAATTATCTTTAAACCATTTAATGTGTTTTTTAGCAAGTGCAAACTCTTGTTCTTCTAATGCTTTAACAATAACGCTGCTAGGACAAGCAGACGTTACAATAATGCCTTCTTTATATTTTTGAAGAATTTCAAAATCAAACCTTGGTTTTTTAAAGAATCCATCCGTCCATGCTATTTCGCTAATTTTATTAAGATTTTCTAAACCTTTTTGGTTCTTGGCTAGAAGGATAATATGATTATAAACAAGATCTTGTTGACCTGTTCTTTCAGACTTATCTCTTTTATCCGATATGTCTGCACACATATATCCTTCTAGACCAAGGATTGGCTTAATGCCCTTTTCTTTTGCAGAACGGTAAAACTCTCTGTGACCAGAAAGTGATCCGTGATCTGTAATTGCAAGAGCGTTCATACCCAACTTGCTAGCACGGTCTACATACTCTTGTGGAGTTGCTATGCCGTCAAATAGGGAGTAGTGAGTATGAACATGTAAGCCTACGTAGTTCATCTTACCAATCTGTATTGGTTGATGAAGTTACAGATGGAGTATCAAACCCCAAATAGAATGCTTCTTGTTCAGCATAAGGAATTTTCTTTAATGCTAACTCAAGAGCGTATGGCTTATGTGCTGACCAGTTAAATGGTTCTTTATCTGGTGCAGATGGAATAAGTGTGTAACTTGTTTCAGTACCCTGACCGTTACGCTTTAACTTCCATGAAATATTTGAGATGCTTCCTGTTTCAAGGGCATACTCACGAATAGTGTTAAATGCAGATTGCTTACTTACGCCCATTGACCAAATGGCTACGTATGGCTCTTCAATGCCATCATCTACAAGTACGTTGCAATAAAAACGAAGACGTGCTCTCCAGCCAGCCTTTACATCCTTACGATGCATTTCTTCAGCCCAGTCACGACCTTCTGATTCCATAGTATCTACAGCCTTGCGCTTGTAGTCTTTTGGATTTGTGTGTTCTTTAACAACAAGTGCTAATCCACGATCTGCATTATAGTTTGCAGAGTCTTCATCAAGTTCTTCAACGAACCTAATTTTTGCAGACTGTCCATCGGCAAGTTTTAACCATCTTACCTTTGGAGAGTTTTCATCATATTTTGGCTTGTCAACTAGGGCATTAATGTTCTTGAGTCCCTTTACAATAGTCATATTTTTTTTCTCCTTGTTTTTTATTTTATAGTACTAACCCAAAATGTTTTAAAATAAATATGATAGCAAGAGCACTCCATAATATATTAAACCAAATTAAAGTTGGTATGGTTTTTACTGTTGATGACCAGATTAATCCTAAACTTGATACTAAAGCAAAAATGTAAAACCACCATATGCTAATATCAAATAAAAGGCCTGGAATAATAATTAGGCCTTTGGCAACAAAAGCAAAAAACTCAACAGTATTGGCTTTAGTCCAATATTTTTTGTGACCCATTGTTTTTAAAGCAATGACCCACTGCATGTTTTTATTTTTTGTTTTATTTTTCATACTCATCTTTTCTATTTTAACATACTGGTGATAGAATTGTCAAACTGGAACTCCAGTTTTTTAATTGCATCATCATCCATGTCGCCTATATCTTTATATTTTTTATCTATATACGCAGAAGTAACAACAGGTCCAAGTCTTTGAATTAACTTATCTCTCATTATTATTCCTGCATCATCGTTATCTGCAATTAGAACAATACTATTAAAATACTTTTCTAATAGTTTTATCTGTGCTGCAGAAACATTAGCACCCAGCGTAGCAACCGCAGGGAATCCTACTTGATCTAATCTAATTGCATCAAAAGAAGATTCTACTACATACACAATGTTTGAACTTTTTATTCTATGTAAATTAAATAGGGTCTTGCCTTTTGGCAAACCAGGAGTATTTTTAAATTCTTTACCTTCAATTGTCCTAGCAACAAATCCAATACACATACCATCTGGAGAATGTACTGGAATTGTAACTGAATCTTGTTTTTCTGAATAGCCAAGGTTAAACTTTATCACTGAGTCTTTAGTTATTTTTCTACCTTCGTAATACCTAATTGCCCTTGGAGACTCTAATGCATTATTATTTAATCTTTTAATTAATAATTCATCATACTGAACAAATTCTGGTTTACTTACTAACGCTTTATTGACTGATGTCTCAATGCTACTTTCTTGCTCTTTACTTTTAATATATCTTATTGCCTCAAAGTATGTTCTATTGGATATATGCATTACAAACTCAACAAGAGTTTTCGTGGTTTGACATCCAAAACAAAAAAACAATCCATGCTCTTTTGATACTTCGCCAGCAGGGGTTCTGTTGTTGTTATGATATGGACAAAATATAATATAGTCTGTTCCATACTCAGCCTCAATATCAATACCAGCCCCAGTTAGCACACGATTAACTTGTTCTGCTGTATAAGAATCTTTAACCATTCTTATCCTCATAATCCTTGTAACGGTAGTATCCTCTATCAAAGTCTACCTGAACTAAAAAGTCTCCCATGAAACCATTTCTATTTTTTCTAAATACACATTCAATAATATCACTATTCGTGGCACGACCTAAAGCCATTACCCAATCAGCATCATAAGCAATTTGTCTTGACCAAGCAGTTTGTCCCAAAGTTGGCGGGGTAGAAAGATCCTTAACATCATCTGGAGTAGCAGATGAAATAGCAATAATAGGAACCTCTTCGCTAATAGACATAAGTTTAAGTTCTCGTG